AGAAGTGATTGTGTTTAGCGTCTGTAGCGCCTGCTTTAGTTAAGCTAGCACCTTCATTAACAGCAATGCTAGCAACATTACCTGCTGTCGTGTACTTAAAAACCGGATCATGTACACCGATGTCTGCACCGCTATAATTACTTATAACGATCCAAACTCGATCCATATCATTCCGATTTACTGTTTGCATCCACATAAGTCAATATCTCCTAAACTAAGGTTGCCTCGAAATTTAAAACGTCACCATCACTACCTGCATGAGAAATATAAATAGACCCATTAGCAGTATCTTCAGTGCCGTCATTTGAGTTAAGAACAATTCGATTACTTTCATCTCCATCTGAATTTATAGCCCAAAAACTAATTAGGCGACTTTTTGTATCTGTTATGGCCACTGTTCCACCTGACGCATCACAGGTCATAGTACCTGTTAACACCAAACGATTAGCCATACGACCTTCAGATGTAATTGCAGTAACAGCCATATCTACCTCCTATTAGGTCAAACCAGTTAATTTGCCCAAACCAGCACGTAGGTTAGTAGCCATGTTACCTTGAAACAGAATCGGAGCCAAGAACGAATCTTGGTTTACTGGACTCTGCATACCATCAGGCCCCATGCTAAAGTACGCATCCTTATGGACAAAAATCATGATGTGCTTGCTATTGAGAACATACAAGGTTCCAGAAGGACACTTGCCTTCCCAATAAACCGTAGCACCACGGAACTTAGGCTTGATACTCAATTCACCTTCGCCACCTGGTGTATAACGAATTGCAGGCACAATCAACGCTTCAAGAGTCTCAGCCATTGTCTGAGTCGTGAAGATAGCATCTGGTTCACCTTCAACACCTGAAATCTCAGTACAATCATTGAAGATTGTGCGGAGGTTAGGCAGAAGATTTGCAGCTGCGTTACCAACACCAGTAATAACATTGTTACGCCATTTGTCGTTATTACCAAAGTTAATATCCGCGTATGTACCAGAAGTAACAGTTGTAGCAACCATTGCTTCCAAACCTGTAATCTGCTTAGAACCGTTTGCCGTTCCATCACTGAAAGCGTCGGTGGCTAAGTTATCTGCCAACGTAGCTTCTGCTTGGAACAAACGATCTTTAGCAAGATCACGAATACGGCTTTCACCTTGATTACTACGTTTCTCCAATCCAGAGATTACAACTGTGGTAGCCGCTTGCTTCCAATCAAAGAAAGCATTCGTCTGCCCATCATAACCTGAAGGATCAAGAGTTTCATATCCTGAGTAACGCTTAAAGTTACCAGAACCTTCATACATTACAGGTAGCTTAATTCTTTCACCACCCGTTAGCTTCTTAATACGACTTCCTTCATTGAGCCACTTCCAAAAAGAACTACGTTTGTGTACTTGGTCACGGAGCATTCCGCTGTCCAAATAATTCATAACAGTAGAGCTAAGCAGACCACCCCATGTTATACTCGGATTTGCATCTTTAATTCCCATTACAATCTCTCAAGAAAATGAGGCTTTCACCTCTTGTTATTATTGTCCAGTAAGTTGTCGCTTACCTAGTGCCCAAGCTCTTTCAAATACATCTTCAGCAGAATCATTTCTACTAGGGTCGTAAATTCTAACGCTTGGAACTCCGCCCCTTGAGCTTCTTCTAACGGTCGCACTCGGAGATGGTCTTCGTTGTTGTGGAGGTGGTTCTGGTTGAACTTCCTCTTGTACTTGTTCAACAGGGGCTTGAGCTCCAAACTCCAATTTATACAAATCAAGAGGCGTTATACCTGTAGTTGGATCTTGCAGTTGTTCTAATCTAGCCCGCAAACGATCCTGTACTTCAGGGTGTATTCTAACATTACCATCATTATCCACAGATCCGAATTGCTCTCCAAACTGATCGTAAGCATCGTCTAAGTTTTGTTGGATGTAATTACGAGATTGAACTTCTTGTGCTCGTTCATCTAACTCTTGTCTAGGAATATATCCTAAGTGATCGGCCATTGCTCTAAACATTTCAAGATGTTGCTCAGAAACGCCTTCAGGTAGAACTTGTTCTTCGACTTGTTCTTCATCCTGTACAGGAGCTTGCCCTTGTTCTCTTTGACTTAACATTTGCTCACGAAGACCAAGAACCTCTGATTTTAGATCATTCCACTCATTAATGTTCTGGTGCATTTGACGTTGCATACCAGACATGATTCGAGCAGCTTCAGGGTCACTCTGTCTTAGTCGAGATAAAACCTCGTCAGTCCCTTCTCTACGTCCTTCATCCACTCTCATCTGTGGAACAGGAGCATCAGCTTGAGACTCAGGTTCTAACTCTTCCATACCTGCTGTTTCCAGTCCATCTAGAACGCCCTGATCATCAACGTCCCCCCAGTCTTGTGCTTCACCTTCAACAAAAGATCTGTAATCTTCTTGTGAAGCAACACTTTGTGCATCTCCAGCTCCTGCATCTCCAGCCATTTCTGTCATGCGTTTATCCTCCGCAAAATTGTAGGAGGCTCCTTATTAGTTAGCCCCGTCATTTAAGACCTTCCCCTGCATTTGGAAGATCATCTACTTTATGAACACCTGTGACTTCGCCTTTGTTATTTAAAGTCGTGACTTCTGCATCACTACGTTCCTTTGGAGCTTTCCAAACTTTACCCTTTGGTCTCTGCTTCCCAATCAAGTTTGGCATCTTTGAATCAAAATTTCTACCTCCATGAACAGGATCTCCAGCCTCTATAACGCCCTGCTGTTCCATTATAGCTTTTTTGTGACGCTTACTATAAACATCACTATTTAATCCCTCATCGAAGTATTCCTCAAAAACCTCCGCATTGAAACGCTCAGGTACTCGTTTCATCTTATTGCCACACTTACAAAGCGTGGCTTTATTCCTTTCTTTAACTGTCCGAAGAAAGTCTTCTTTGTTTTTACATGGCTCACATACAAATGAATATACAGGCATATTATTCCTCGTCTTCTACTTTTTCACCTTCTTTACTTATCTCATACCTAGCAGCTAAATCAAGAAGATAATCATAGTGTTTACCTGCATTAGAATTGTAAAGTTGATGTCCATATTCTTTATGAAAAAATTCATCATCCTCTGTGAAAGTTGTATCACCTTTAGCACGGAGGTCTTCTTTCTTTTTTGCTATGGCTTCATCAAGATTTGATTCACGCTCATCAGCTTTCATATCTTCTTCTTTGCGTGTCTTGAATCCACTTGATATTATATCATCAAACCAATTCATTTAGACTTCCTTACTTTCACTTTAACCTTACGTTTAACTTTCTTTTTCTTCCGTTTAGGTTTACGTTTGGAGGGCGCCATCTTTGTAGTACTGGCTAACCCTCCCCACGTAATGTTTGGCGTAGCGTTACTCATTTTCCGCTACGTCTTGCCGCTGCTCTGCGTTGTGCAGTAGTTAATGCTCTACGACCTTGTCTGTTTGCTTGTGCTATAGCTGCTTGCTCAGCTCTGCTTAATGGTCTATCGTTTGTGCGTTGAGTACGCCTACCTTCACGGCTTGTTTGTAGTTGATCAAAAGATCTTTGTCTTGCATCGTCTCTATTTTGCTGACGTTGAGCAAGTTCAGCTTGTCTTTCCGCAACAGTTTGTCCTGTAGCTTCTCTAGTTCTAAATTCCCGTCTTTGTCGTTCAGAGTCAGGATAACCTACAGCATAAGGGCCAGCTCCTCGTTTCGCTCCATACTCAGGTGGTATTTCACGTTGAACACGCGGACTAGGCTCACGTCTTTCCATATCACGCATAAGTTCTTGCAACTCAAAATACTCATCTCCTGTAGCATCACCTAACTGTACAGCAGTAGTTAACCTCCTTAGTCTAGCTAAATCACTTTCTTCTTTCATCCTACCCGCTAGAGTATCTTCTAGCTCTTGTGTAGAAGGGCCCAAAGAAATTCTATCAGGGTTAAACTCTCTTGGATCAGCTGCATCATATTCATCTACAGGTTGATCTATATAAGGACCAGAACCTCCACCTTGATCAAACATTTCACCACGCATATCAGGTGGCCCTTGTGCTTCAAAAGGTTGATCAACACCATAAGACAATAGATCAGCACCTGTAGGTTGTGCTAATTCAGGTCCAAACTCTCCTATAAAATCACGACTTTCTTCTACAACGTCTTCTGCATCATCTTCAATAGCTTCTGCTACGTCTTCTACTTCTTTTTCTGGTATACTAGATGATGATGATTCAGGTGCTAACACTTCTTCTAAAACATCTGTATCTGTAGCGTCAGGCATTGATCCCATAGCTTCCATATGGTCAAATAAAGAGTTCCATTCTTCTCTGGATTTCTCAGATTGCAACTCTCTATCCATGCCTTGAATCATCTCAGCTGCACCCTTACGTGCTTGATTCTTACTTGAAGCGATACGACTATCTTGAGCTAAAGACTTGCGTCTAGCTCTTATACGACCTTCAGCTTTTCCTCTTGCTTCTGCATCATTACGGTCTTTAGCTCTTCTTCTGCTTTCAGGTGTAGACTTTGATTTTTCTTTCCTACGAACAAATTTAGGTTTACGACCAGTTCTTTCAGCAAAACTTTGTTCACTGTATGGATCATAATTAGACGGTGTTGACAGTGCATCTTTAACTTTTCCTGCACCAGCACCTAAGGCATCAGATAAAGCTCTTCCTACTCTAGTATCTTTAAAAACATTTCCTTGTGCTCTACTTTTTCTTCTTCTTTCTATTCTGCTTGGTGGCATAACAATAACTCCTATCGTTTTTTACGTTTACGCGCTACAGCCGCATTGTCTACTAAATTAGGATACTTCCTACCTGCTTTTTTAGCTCTTGCTTTAGCTGCTGACTTCTGTGCAGGTGTTAGAGCTTTACTCTTTTTCTTAGGATTCTTTTTATCCCAAAATGCTTTAGCCATTAATAACTCCATATCGTTGGACGTGGAACATGAAAGTTATCTGAGTCTGAGATGGTGTCTAAGTGAAGAAACCTACCATCACCTTTTTGTTTAATGCCTATTCCAGTAAAACCATACTTCATAGCTCTTGCTAACACTTCATACGCTAATTCTCTATCACAAGCAATATCAACTGCTTTACCTGTTGTATGAGCACCTCCCGGCTTTCCGCCTTTTATTTTAGCAGCTTCTATAGGATGAGAAACATCACGATAACCAGAAGTAATAGTTAACGGACGCCCTAAGTCACTGCGTAATAATTGTAACTTATCCATAAAACTTTCATCAATAAAACAAACATTAGTTTCTTTACACTTCATCTCGTTAACACTAAAATTAGGCCAACGATCTTTAGGCCATTCACTTGGATTACTAAATGTTCCCATAACTATGTTTCACCCTGCAATAAAGTTAAGAGGCTTCTGCTTCAGCAGCTTGCCCACCCTCACTTGGGGCAACACCCTCAGCAAAGGCTTGTGGATTAAGAGGCCCAATTCCCGTATTTGCGTTTTGTCCTGCCGTAACTGCATCTTGTGCAGCTTGTGCTTGTGGATCTTCAAATTGTGGTGCTGTGCCTTGTTGCGTTTGTGGCTGTTGTCCTTGTTGTTGTTCCATTTCAGCTGCTTTTTGCAATCCTTGATTACGCAACATGTTACTTGAGTACTCCAACATTGGGAGCAGTTCTTCAACTGTCTCTTCATTAAAACCACGAACAAGTATACGTCTAGCAAGTTCAGGTATATTCGGAGGAAGTCCAAACGACTCAACCATCAACGGTGTCATACCCGTAAATAAGTTTAACAAGTCCATTAATTGCTTACGTTCTACGTTTATTGCTGAAGCATGACTTGTAACATCCATTGTTGTCCAGTATTCACCTCTAGCCATTTCGGGCGTTATCTCAACAAAACTAGCTGCACTACGATCAATAAAGAAAAGTTGATCTGGTAAGTATTGTAAATCCATCTGCAACATCTTACGTGCTTTGCGGACTTGAAATTCTGTTAGCAACGCACTACGCCTATTCTCACGACTAGTATTACGTCTTTCCATTATACTAGCTTCTGTTGCTGTATCTACTCGTGGCATAGCAACTGGTTGTGGCGTTCCTACAGACCTATCAAACATCTGTTGTAAAAGTGCCATCATTTCATTCTTCTCGTTAGGCACTTGCTGGAAAGGCAAAGCTAAAATAGCATTACTAGCTCCACGTTCACCAAGACCCGGCACTTCTATAACACTACCATCAGGTGCATCTAACATATCCGCTATTACAGTTTTGTTGATCCCTAATTTCGGATCAACAAGCCAGACGTTCTTTTGCTTTCTTATAGTAGACAAGAACGAATCTAAGATCTCATTTATAAGAGCTTGGACTGTATCGCCTCCACCAAGAAGCAATGTAGGAAGATGATACCAACTGTTCATTCCTGTATGATAAGATACAACTTCTACAGGATAGTTATCCATCCTATCATATGGCCACTCTTCTTCCTCTTGTATAAAAACATCTGAACCTTCTACAATAGTTATAAGAAGATTTCTAAACTTCCCGGGAGCTACAGGAAAGTTTCTTGCCCATATTTCCCAACCACGAACTACATCAAAACCATCTTCTACTTCTTCTCCCTCATCATACTGAGGAGCATCTGCATACCTACTTGGTTCTATGTCTGCAGTGTTTTTATAACCTGGATTAGCCTGTACTTCTGCTAACGGAAGTTCCCAACCAAAGGCAACCCACCTAGCATCATTCGGCCCTTCTTCTGAAAATGGATCAGTT